CACCGCCACCGCCACCGCCACCGCCACCGCCACCGCCACCGCCACCGCCACCGCCACCAGAAATACTATTAATAAATAAACTCACATTTGCTAATTGATACATCGCTGGAGGATATTTTTTTTTTGCTGCAATCCTATAATATTTGATTGTATCATTATAGTCAGCAGGGGTCGGAGGAGGAGGAGAATTATTCAGAACGGTATCAAACAAATAATTAGCATATTCATATGCTGCAAATTCAAGGCCACCATCTGCTGCTTGTTGTAATAGAACGATATTATTCCTTTCGTGCATATATAGCACGTATTTAGCATAATTATTATCTTCATCGATGCTGCTGTTTAATAAATTTATGGTCTCTTGATATTTAGTATTCGGTGGGGCATTCGTAATCTGCGTAACCTGGGTTCCCCCTAACAACTGACAATATGCGAGTATTACCTTACAATTTGGCATATCTTTATAAGGTAAAGCAATTCTATATGCCTCATCAATATTATCTTGATGTGTTTTCGGTGGTGACGGATATTCTTCTGTTATTAAATACATAGCTTTATTTGCAGCCGTTTCATCCGATGCAAGACGCATTTGTTGCTTTATATCTGAAACTTTAATAGACAAATCAACCCCTGCAGATTTTAAAACATCATTTGTTAACAATTTCAGTTCATTCGATTGTTCTCGAATTAAACCGCGTATATTTTTACATTTATCTTGGTCAGGTTTTACAACATTAATCAGTGTATTCATTAATTTATTTCCGATTGACATTCCTTCATTTACTTTTGGTTCAATTTCACCAATTTTAAAAGTCGGATTTTGAAATCTTTGTTCATTTGCAGAATCCTTACTTGATGCAATCATTTGAGGCGAAGGTTGTGAAGAAATAATAAAAATACACAACGATTTTTCATCACTTAAAACTATGTTATATGGTGGAGCTTTTACTTCACGGGTTTCTCCATTCTTATAAGATGCTAATAATGGATTATATAAATAGTCTATCTGTTTAACACTACGAGTAATACCGTTACTAGAAATATCCATTACAACAGTATTATTAAGCGTTCCTTTTATTTCTTTGATTGCGCTTTTGGAAACTATTTCTGGTTTTTCTAGTTGAAAAAAAGCCCATTTGGATAAAGTATTTAAACTACCTGTTTTCATGTCAGGAGAATACCAGATATCACGAGGTTTTGCAAATAACATATGAAACACCTGAACAGTATTATGTTCTAACAACGTAATTAGATTTTCCTTCATCTTAATGTCGTTCTTACCTGGTTCATTGATATCGGTAATACCAAGTGCTTTATCCAATTTTTTCATCATTTTCTCCGTTACATAATTCACTTTTTTGGCCGTATCGGTTGGGTCCTGTTGGTAGGTTGATATATTTTCTAACCATGCAGTTTCGTATTTTGTTGGGTCTATTAATCCAGCAAATGTTGTATATTTAACCACATAACTTTCACGGTTCGGAATTATTTTTTCAATAGGAATACCTAATTGTATTGAAATCAAATCAAATATGTTTTTTATTTTGTGTTCTTTCAACAGAATATCTTGTTGTAGTGTTTGTAATTCAATATTTTTATCATCTATGCCAATGAATATCTCCTTTTTACTTTTCAAAAAAGTAGTCACATTATTTGTTACACGATACAACACATAAAAAAGAAGATCTACACCATATGGTAATTCAATTGAAGACTCAGAAATAGTATTTTCATAGGAAGACATATTTGTCAAATCGAATTTCATAAAATTCTCTATAAATTTATGCATCATTTCCTGACGAATTTCATATTTGTAAATACCAATACAACGACTAACATGTTGTTTTTTTATTTGCGTTATATTTTTTTTTAATTCTTTTATAGTAATTTTTAGCTGTTGTATACGGTCACGAGTTGTTGGTGAAAGATAGCGGGACCGATTATAAGCATCTTCTATGTCTTCTAATTCACTTTCATATTGTTGTAACAAGTCATTAGTTTCATTATAATTCTCTGCAATGGCATATATTTCATCATATTTAGTATTGTTTATTTGTGATAATTCAACTTTCTCGTTCAAGATATTTATAAATATTTGAAAAACTTCTTCGTCGGTTTCTGTATAATCATTCGTTTTATATGGGTCATCATGGTGTTCGTTCACGGCTTCATTACGTTGAATTGTTTTACTATAATCGCCGCCCCCTATATTTGAAAAGTATAACGTTATAGGTGTTCCAGCAAGACCAAAAATATATTTATTTATATCATCTATTGTTGTATCATTATTTACTTCATACGACCCGACCCTTTTTAGAACATCACCCACAGTTATACCTCCAATGTTTTCGGCGGGACTATTAGTGAGAATGGTATGAACAGTGATGTCATTAATATTCTTAGTGAATACTATTCCAACACCGGAAATTTCCCGAGAGACAATCCAATATAAATATTGCAATAATTTGTATGTTTTATAATATTCGCCATAGTTAGTTCGTTTATTTTGCGCAATATTATAATCAAATACATTTTTTAATTTTGATGGAAATAATTTATTTAATCTATCAATTTGTTCTGTAAATAATTTGAATAATAAGGCATACTTTAAGACTGGAACATCCTCTATATTATCACTGAAAGTGGCCAACATGTCTAATATTTCTTTGATATCACTGTATGTTTTGAACAGAGTTTGTTTGATATTTTCATCAAATTTATAATCATAGCCCATATTTTTTTCTCGCTCTCGAGTATAATCCATGGCATCCGTCATATGTTTTTTTATTTCATCGTAAATTATTTTAAAAAACTGAATATAATAAGTAATAATTCTCGATATTTCATCTCCGTTTCTTGTATTGGCGATCCCAGTTAATGGAGGTTGAGTGAACTCGCGCACGTTTCCAGTATAAATATCCTTTAGTTCGTCGTATTTTAGTCTAATATCTCTTATAACTTTCGTTAGTTCTCTATTCTCATCGAACATAGAATTAAACTCTTGTTTCAATGTAAATAAATCATCTTTTGCAAGATTTTGATTTTCAATAAAAAACCTACTTGCATTTTGATAAAAACACCAATCGATATAATTATTATGCCATTTATCTATTTTAAACTGGATACGTTTTGCGGTTTCCTTATTCAAGTTAAATACAATACTACCATTATCTACTAATGTTTTAGATGACGTTCCCGCAGTTTTTGCGGTGATTTTACCAGGAAGCGTATGTTTATAAAAGAGACTATTGTTATTATTTCCATACGCTGAAATTACCAAATTTATAAGCTCTTGTGTTTCAGGATCAGAACGACGAACCATTTCTTTAAAATATTCATTGATTTGGTCGAAGTTTATTTTATAACGAAAAGGTACAAAAATCTCGAGTGGATTTAAATTAGTAGAACCGGCACGATGATAAACCATTTGTTCATATAAGGTAACTTTTGTTTTCGCAGGATAATCACCATCAACCCGAGTAAACATTTTATTTTTTGAAGTAGAATTAGTTCCAACTTCATTTACAGATATTTCTTTTAATGGATTACGTAGTGAAAGTTCTTCAACAAAATTATCAATACCTGTGTCAATACTCGCTTTTATATTGGTAATAGTTAAATACGGCAGCTCTTCTATTTCATCCATTTGTGGGTGTTGTGCCATTAAATCTTTTGTTTATTAAAATAGAATGGGTATTATAACTATATACTCATTCTATTTTTCTTGTTGTTAAGACAACGCTATTTCGTAGTGTTAGAATTACCGCTTCCGCCAACCTTTGCAGGTTGTGACGTTACGAATGTATCATCCTTGAATAGTTGATGATATTTTACTAGTTCTAAATGGTCTGTTTCTTCTTTCTCTTTCTTCGCTTTTTCTAAGGTATGAAGTGCGTTGCTAATTTCTAAATCTGTCACTTTTTTTTCAGGTCCGTGCTTTTCTTCTGTCATGGTATGCAAGTCTCTAAATTTGGAAGGAATAACACAATAACGGCTATCGACATTCATAAGATGGTCAACAATAATACTGAAACATGCAGTAATTACAAGAGCATAATATATACTACGCGTACCCATCCAACTTACAGCAAATACCAGAATTTCCTTGCTCATCAGGTATTTAATCCATGTTTCCGTGGAAGAATTCAGGTCCAAATTAATATACCTTGAACCGATATTCAAAATAATCATGACAAATCCTGCAAAAAAGGTACTTGTGTTCAAGTTATGGAAAAAATTATGCATAGTCGTAAGTACTTTAGACCCCATAATATCGGTTGCAGGTGATTGAAGTGTAAAAAAATTAGTTTTACCGGAAAATAAATCAGTAAATGACCTTAGAGTAATAGACGGGATAAGAGGTGATGATGCAATAGAACCAGGCGCGCCACCAGCCTGTGGTGGTTTCTGTGCTACTCCACTTCCACCTCCACCAGAAGTAATTGGCATTTTCGGAACTTCAAAGCTGCGCTTTCTGCGACTACTATTATTTTTGGGGTTTGGCATTAACTATATTTTATTTGGTTTAAATGGTAATAACAGTAATAATGGTAAACTATTACTATTACAATAGATAATTTCTTATGTTAAGAGATTGATTAGGTGAAACGACCACGAAACGCATTTTTCAATTTTCGCATTCCTTGGCGCGAATGTCTCTTAAACTTGTTACGAAGGTTTAATCCTTCTATAGTTTCTCCATATCCAAGCGGATTATCAGTATCTTCCTCAATGCTAATTGGCGCCATAATCGTTTCTTGAGAATTCCATTTACTAAATATCTCTTTGAATATTGTTTTTATGTACTTTATTTTCCTTTGAAATTCTGTTTGGGGTTCTCTACTGTTGTCATCATCACTGTCGCTATGGTCGTCGTCACTGTCGTCACTGTTACGAAGTTCATATCCGCGTGCCTTTCCACGATATGCATTCGGACCATCTTTTACGTGAGGTCTATCTATCTTCTCTGCAACATTCAGGTGGGCTTGACTTTGTTTATATGATGTTCCTGCGCCAGATGCGCCAACGATATCATTTGCAATATTATTTGAATTTGATGACGATGATGATGACGATGATGATGACGATGATTTCTTAACTTTATTTCTCTTCTTTTCGTATTTAAATTCGAGTTCTTTTTGTTTTTCAATACCATCTTGGTATGCTCCAAATGCAGATGTCAAAATAACAATACATGCCATTAATACAAGGATAGCAATAGTTCGTAGTTGCATTATTTATTTTGTAATAAATGAAATAATTATTCCCTATATATGTATTACAAAAAATAATACGTGATACCATACAAATACCTTTTTTCATCAATTGTATTATATGTATCATCTCCTACTGGAATATTTAAAATACTGTTCGCCCCACGGATAGTATTAACAGTACTTTCTTCTATAGGCAAAAAAGCAAGAGTATTTGGCTTAGGTATTAAATTCAATTTCCCATCATAAATACCTGGCTTTGCTGAAGTTAGTTTCGGAAAATTCATTTCAAATTCGATAATATCATTTGTTCTTTGAATAATCGTCAAGTAAGCAAGTATCGTCCGTAATTCTTGTACGATAGGTTCGCTTACGCGAATTGTATATAATAATGAAGCATCATTTTTGGTTTGTGACCGCATCATTGATAAGAGTTCGTCAATACGTTTGCGATAACCATACACTTTACTATATACAGTTAGATGACGCTGTTTAAGAGCGTCATTATTCTTATATATAATATTATTACTCGAGTTTAATGAACTAATAAGTTCGCTGTATGTCTGGTCGCTAGCATTATCCCCATTATTGCCAGTGTTGAGCGGTTGAATACTTTTTAGTTTCTCTGCACTGTCGTTTGTTCCAGCACCTTTAATAAGGGACACATATTCAATAGTATTATCATTTGCACCGACACTTACACGTTTGCTTATATCAGATGTGATGTCAGAGTTTGTGTTAAATAAAATATCAACATTAAAACGGTCGATGCAACGTTTAATATTTATAATCTTAGTATTTATATCTTGGAACATTCTTATTTTAATTATTCGAAAATCACCGGAACCCATCTGACTACGATAAACAGGTTCATAAACACAATCACGAAAATATTCATATCGTTTTGCGTTGATAGAGGCATCACTAGTTGCTCTGTTAGGAATTTCACGCAACTTCTCTTCAAAATTGTAAATACCACTAATTACAACTGTACGTTTTGTATCACCGATTAATTCATTACTACCAAACATGGTAATACTTCCTATTCCAGAACCGATTGAACATTGCTTACTTTTAAAATATTTTTCTGTAAAATCATTACTATCTTCTTCTATAAATTTATTGGAACGCCGATGGTCTTTTCCACTATCATCACCGTGGATGATTTTGGGCATCGCAAGTGAAAACCCTTCTCGTTCAATAGCAATTCCGGTTGTAAGTTCATCTATATTAAATAAACGCGGTGCGTACGTTGATGTTTCCGATATATACGATAACATGTCACATAATCTCGTCGTATCGCCAATCCGTTCTTTGAAATAACGAATACACTCGGCGCATAGTAATACGATACATAATAAAACAAACCATATATATTCGCGATATACAAGTAAGCTTATCATACCAATAATTATTAAGATTTTAATAATAGCATGCGTTGCATCGGTATGAATTACGTTATGATAGAGCCATGATAAAATATACTGAATATAATATTGAATGTCCATTACACTAGGTTGAAAAGAAAATGCAATAGAATACTATTATTAGACTAGATATAATTCAATACATATATACGATTATCGAATAGATGTATTGTTATGAGCTAATGTCATGATAATAGCAAGACAAAATTTTACTTAGGCTTTAGTTTATCATTTATTTCTGCGACTAAGTCATTTGCTGGTTTATCATTGACGGGTTCATTCTTGCAGTTTTCACCTTTGCACTGTTTGTCATCTTCTTTTGTAAGTCCTTGTTCGCCTTCAACAACCTCATCTTCAGGTACCGCCATACCTTCAAATCCATGATATCCGCTCATAGAGGCCACAATCGCGACAAACACGACAGCCAACAATCCAGCCGCAGTATGCTTCAAAGAAAGAAAAATAACTGCGGCAACAAAAATGAGTTTGCCTAACACGTTATTGTACAAAAACCCAAGAAGATTAGGTTTAAGAACCATAATCACAATAACAACCAATAAAACACCTAAAGTGAGTTCCTTGTTTAATTTCACCATTTTCGTCTTATATACATAACAAATATATTTTTCGTATATAACTGAATTAATCTTCCCGAATTAAAATCTCATTTTTTTATAGGAGAATATGACATCTTTAGGTTTTTCGGAATATACTGAAAGTAATAACAACAATAATGAGCCCAAAAATAATATTCGTCGAAGTGGCGGCGGTGGAGGAGGCCTAAAAAATCGAACCCTAAAGATACCAAGAAATAATGAAACAATGACATTACAAAGAAATGATAACAACGGTCAATCGAATGAATTGGTAGCTAATGCTGGTAAAAAGATAAAACAAATCAAGGATTATATTGAAAATATTCATCGTAAAGGGGGAGAGGATAGCGATGAAGACCCGGACGAAGCATCTTCTGTTCTGCCGTCGTATCCTGCACAAGGGATGGGAATTTATGCGACAAATGTATCCCACTCGGGGGTTATCCGGGGTGCCGAAACAGTATCTAGCAAAACATCACCACCTCAAGTGGTTCGCAAAACAACTCAAATTAATTCCCTAAATCCGTCATCCTCTTATTCAAGTACGCTACTAGAGGGAATGGATAGCTCGATTTCAGGTGCTGGTTCTTCTCCATATTTTGAAAAAATAACTGGAATTAGTGGTTCCCAAAAAAAGGATACCGCCGCAGATGCATCAATATCCTTTAGCACAAATCCGAAAACAAGTACTTACGCTTCGCAATATTATGAACAATTTGTTCCTTATGCCGAAACACTTGCAAACCAGCTTGCGAGTGGAAAAGATAATAATGCTAACATGTCTGGAACAAATGCCGCTTTAATTGAAAAGTTGAACTATATCATTCATATGCTGGAGGAAAAGAAAGATGAGAAGACTGGTCATGTTATTGAAGAACTTGTTTTGTATTGCTTTTTAGGCGTTTTCATTATATTCATTGTTGATACATTTACGCATGCTGCTGCATCTAGCGGTATTTCTAAAGGTAATGGAGGTATGTTTGGAGGCGGTATCAACCGTCGCGCAGCTACACACTACTATCGTAGATAAATCATAACAATAAATCATAACAATAAAATATCTTTACACAATGTTTCATCGTGTATAATGGCATTATATAGAATGTAATACCATTTATCCTTTGTTAATAATCGCCATGAAGAACTATTTGGTATATTTTTTGCCAATAATGTATCAATTATGCGATAATTATGTGCAAATGTATCTATCATAACGTATTTTTTTGAACCTGACAATGTTGACAGATGTGAGATAGATAATTTAAACCCCCTTACGAAATCATTATTATCACATAGTGTTTTATGTTGTATTGATGAAATTAGTCGCAAGATGGTCTCTTCATTTGATGTATTGTTCGTATTCTCTCTTGAGATAGTTTTACTTACCGGCTTTATTCTTTTTCCAAACGCATCATATTTTGGCGAAATAACCGGTGGTAAATATTTAACAAGCGCAGTAGACGTGTTTGATACGTAATCATGAATAGCATCAATGCGATTACCCTTTGTTATTTTTTTTAATTTTCGAGAGGTTCTACTGGAATATGCAGAGCCGGTATTTGACATCACCGAGGATTTTGTAATAGTTGAGCTAGATGGTACCATTGAAGGAGCAAAAATATATACTGCTACGACGCGAATATTATTCACTAGCATGATATAAATGCGATACAAACCGTGCGTAATGAGAGATTGCAATTGCGTGAGTTCGTTAAGAATACTACATTTAAATTCTCTCGCGCATTCATTTATAAAAGAGTAGAATAAGGCAAAATTAGTCGATGAAACAGGAACTAAAGTTACATTCCCGAGAGATTGGAATGTAAAAGAACGAGAACCAGTACTGTCATAAAATTCGTTAGATAATGAGAATGTATAGGAATATACTGTCGTAAATGGAACAACAAACCACGGGATTTCGAGATAACGATATAGTGTTTGTTCTCCTGAAATCTCTCGGGATTTCTGTATATATTCGGTTGTTTCAAGGAGTTCGAGAGTATTGCGTTCGCTTACTGTGTATTTTCCCCATGCAAGATATTCACAGATATAAATCGTTACAGAACGATGGGGTGATGTAATAGACGATGTTCCAAATGAGTTCATAATTCGTGGTGTTAGAATGGATACACCTATTATTTTGGTTGTATGTAACGTATCATGAATAACTCCAATGAATGCAGAGAGACCAAATGTATCCTGCGAGAGAATAAGACGCATCGTCATCTCTCGTCTTCCTGGTCCAGGAATAATAATTTTTGTGTCTATGCGTTCTAATAGTTCCGCAACTTTATCGAAAGGTGTATCTTCATCTGTGCCGCGATATACGCGTACGCTTTCATGATTTACATGATTCAAGAAAGGGTAAACTACCGCATTATAACATCGTTGAGCGAGGGATAATCGGTTCATTACATTGGTTCGATATTTTATACCATCATTATCACCATTGCCTGAACCGAACCGTCGAACCGTAAATCGATATGTTAATGGTTGACTATACCAGTAGAAGTAATTAAATTTCAATACACAAACACATAGGATGAACGATATGACTATAGTTAATATAATATAATGAAGGAGGAACTGAGTGAAGTGTCCAGAAAAAGCCGATATTGAGGCGAATGGTGATGAGTTAGATACATTCATTCATTATATTATAAATATAAATTTGTGCAATTCATATTACGCGCACACTCGAGAGATGATGACAATAACGATGACTACGCAACTTTTTTCAGTATATATAAATACTGATACTCGTTGAGCACATGAATTAAATCGACTTGTCCAGTGACGGTAAATCCGACCTCCTTGGCGATATCCAACATCTCTCGGTTTGTTGGCATATAATAAGTGTGAATATTCTCTCGGACCTTACCAGTTTTGTCGTCGGTAAATTTTTCGACAAACTTCCCGATGTCCTTTTCGCCTGTATTTTTCGGTCCAGACGTGTTTTTAGTGCCAGTCTTCTTCGAAGGGGGTGGCGGTGTAAAGTCAGACTTGTATTGAAAACTACGAAATTTAACGAGAGAATTTGTAATACGTTCCTTTGCATACGTTTGCGGAGATACAATAAACAATGGTTTTCCACCGGGAACGATAGGGTCAAAGTGATTGCGGTCTACCAAATGCAAAATAAGATATCCTTCAGGCTTTAACCAGTCATAACAATTGCGAAAGAATGTGCGTTTATCCTTTGCATAATATACAGTAAAGTAAAAGCACGTCAATACGTTGAATTCTTCTTCACTAAATAACATAGGTTTCATAAAGTCACCTTTGATGAATTTGCACGATGGATACAAATCCCTCGCATTTTGAAGCATTGGATCTGAGTTATCACAACCAATAACATTTACAACGCCTTTTTTTCTGAGTTCATTCACATGGTGTCCACGTCCACAACCAATATCGCAAATCTTGAAATTTTTCTTGTCGTTGTCACTTCCATTCAATGCATCAGTGATATGAATAATTTCATCTACCTCAGCTTCTATTTTATTTGGTTGAATAAATAGCTCATCATAGATGTCAGCATAAAAACTATCGTAAATTGTATCATTTTCATATACTTTATAGTTATCTCTTTGTTCGAACCCTTCAGCATGAAAAGACAAATCGCGCTTAATAAAACAGAACATCATTAATAAAATGAGGAGAAAAGTAAGTATTTCCCATCGTGTTAGGGAATGAATATATGCCGAAAAGGATTTATATAATGATGTCATACTACTACACTAGTATTTCGTTACAAAATATTATTATCGTTATTCTTGCGCAAAAAAAAACGGAAGACATAATAATATATTGTGCGCGTGTCTATAATTTAAAACCACAATGAGTGAGCCATATGAAATAAATGATATTCGAACCGATACAGAATTTCGTGGAATAACATTTTCTGCGTATAAAAAAACTGATGTACGTAACGAATTATTGAATAGTCTATCGAGTTCTAAAATAGAGCCTTCATGTTATTGGAGTGCAGAACTTGTATGTTCTGGGCATTATCTTGAATTATGGGATATTATAATTACGTTTGCAAGTAAATACATACATTTAGCGAACCCTAAATTACCGCTTTATATTGAAATGCGTTATGAGAGTTTTAAATCAATCATATCAAATGGTTATACGGGAAATGAACTTCGATTACGAAACCATCCAAAGATGCGGTCTCTATTTGCAGAAATCATTTGTGTTCTAGCGAATTCGAAGCGACAGCATAAATATGATAGTGTGAAAATTAAGAAGAAGGAAGAGTATGATATAGCTACAATGTCACAGCGCCTCAAGGCGCCACGTGTAGACTATGCGCAAGAGTTCTTTCGTGAGAGAGACCCCAAAGAAATTTTCATCGCGATGAATGAGTTTGCGTATCATATCTCTCGCGATTCCAAAAATACGTTGCTTGCGTGTTATTGGGTTGAATGGATAGTAGAGTTCGAAACGATATGTAAATCTAAGAAGGAAACATGTCGATGTGAACGTAGGTCACATATTCCAGTAGATGAAAAACTACAGTTTGACCCAATTTGGATGATATGGGATATGATTATTATGCAAAGCAATAATAAAGAAGAACACTCACCACTTACTCAAAAAATTGTGAATAGTTTATTACGATTATATTGTATTCGTTTTACGCCAGGAGTTCGTAAAAAGCGTCGTTATCTCATCTATTTTGCAATATCACTCCTCACAACTGAGTATGATAGCAAAATCGAAATGATAAATGATCGTCTTGTAATCGAAACGGCAGTCGGTAATATTAACTCAATTTATAAACAGATTAAACAACATGAGATTAGTCCTGATACAGACTATCTCTTTTCTTCTGCAGGTTATTCTGGTGACAAAAATGGAGATTTAGAACGAACAATCAAACGTCTAGAAACATTGAATGCGATGAATACAATTGTTCATAAAAAAGACGATGAACCGTCGTTACAAGGCCCCTCGCAATCCCAGATACAGTCTCAGACACAAAAACCAGTTGTATCAAAAAAATATAATCCATATGAATAATAATACTATAAATATACAGTATATACAGTATATATCAAAGAGCATAGAAGGATGTCTCTTCCGACTTTTAAATTTACGAATATCATTGCACCTACAAATAATGAAAGGGTAAATAGTGGGTTATCGCCTGCATCTAAGATGGAGAAATCTGGTATAATATCGAATATACAAAAATCAATGAAATCTAAATCAAACGTATTATCTGATATAAAAGATAAAGCACAGCAAACATTCAAAGGAATAAAGATGCCTGAGATATCTCTCGATGTATCGGAAAGTAGTATTGGTTCGAGTACAACTAGTTCTGATGTAGACACTAACAGTTTTTTCTCGTTTACAACACTGATTAAGTTAATTCTTATTGGTATAATCGCGTGGTTCATGTGGAGTAGTTTATCAACGAATAATGATTTTCATTTAGGAATGGGTGAGTTTGGAGATAAGATAACCACATTTTTAAAGTCAATGGAAAATAAAGGTCGTGAGCTTGTTTCACGTATTACAACGATGGACCATGATAATACTCATAACAGTGACAGTGACAGTGACAGTGACAGTGACAGTGACAGCGACGTTACTAGCGATGAAACAGCCGGTACATCGTCATCTTCTTCAGTGAAACGGCATAAGCGTCTACAAACTGTATCAGCTGCAACACATCTTCCACCAGTCCCACCTTCAATGACAAATAGCAGTGATAAAAAACCGGGTTTCATAAACGATGAAACAAAATATACATTTTTAGATAAAGCCGACCGAAGTTATACAGGTCCTGCTCCACGAGCAGATGATAGTACAAGTTTAACACAGAAGCATCAAAGTGGAAAGGGTGGGTATTGTTATATTGGTGAGGATCGAGGATTTCGAAGCTGCGTTAAGGTCGACGCAAGTGATAAGTGTATGTCAGGAGAAGTATATTCGCGACAAGAAATATGCATAGATCCAACATTAAGAGAATAAGTAGAATATGGACTACAATGTCAAATACTTTATTTCAGGTACGTATGTATATGGTTCGCTAGTTGGCAAGTCGCCATTGCTGTATACAAGTGTAACAGTAACTATATATTGCGTGCCAGGAATTATATTTTCAATACCGGACGAAAATCCAGGAATACGTATTGTATGTTCTCCTGCACCGGAAATAGGTTGATTATCTTTATCAAAATACGCCCTATATTCAGAATTTAATCCATTCACCCTGACATATGTTATCGTATTTTCACGCTGCCATTGTGTATTGATTGAAAACGTCAATTCAGCATAAGATAATCCTGATTGACTGTAATAACTTTCAATATTAACAATAAGCGCTCTTGCAGATATAGTATTAACATTCACGAATGAACGAGAACTCTCTGCACTTAATAAGTAACCATTATTGGCTTCAATAACAACTGAATATGAGCCATCCACGATGCCAATATTATTTATGGTACTATAAAATGTACTATATACAGTTCTAGTATCATTTGCTGATAGGTCATATGTGGTTGTAAAACTTGCACCTAGCTGTATAGTTAATGGTGGTGTTATTGTAATATTGTAATACTTAATATTACTACCGCCAGTATCTGGTTTGTTCCACGTAATATTGATATAATTTCGTGAAACATCTGACCAAGATGGTGGATTTAAACCATATTTCGAGGTCATAATTACATTTTTTGGTACTCCTGGTTTCATAAGTGTTCGCGCGGTTATAATTGCGGATTCGGGGCCAACTCCCACACTATTGATTGGTTCGATTTTGATTTGATATTTATTTTCATTCATTAAATTACGCAATACATAACGACGCGTTCGCCCCCCATCGGATGAAGTAATTATACTTGTTGTACTAAGCGTTTCTTTTATCCAAGTTGTTGTTGGTATTATTCGATAATACAAATTATACATGCTAATAGGAGGTCCATTATAAGATGAAGTGCTACTGGATAATTGAGTAGAAGCACTTGCACTACTGCTGCTAGCACCACCGCCGCTAATTCCACCAGTATTTATTGGTTCGCTCCATTTCAAATCCACCATAAGGTGTTGTCGTTCATCTGGCGTATTAGTAAATCCGAAATCATTGATAATGGATGGAACTGATGACGTTTTAACTGTAATTGTTGCCGGAATACTCGATAATCCGCGGACATTTCCAGAAAATACAGATATATAATAAATTGTATTGTCTAGAATATCCTGAACGAAATTCGTTTTTTTTTTGAAAACTACTGAATTACCGTTTATTTCACCAGAAATAGGATTATAAGATGGTATTGTTCCAGCGGGCGGTTGATATGGAAAGACACTTTCATATGGAACCCATTTTTTATTATCGACGGAATAAGTGATAACATAACCGATAATTGGAAAACCGCCATTTGAATTCGGTGCATCCCATGTAATTGTAACGAGTTTATTCACGTTATCATATTCACTGACACGTAAATTCGTTGGTTCTGTCAAAATAGTTGTTGGTATATTTGAAGTGAGTTGAAGACCGGCCTCGTATTGGTAGGTACGTTTGTAATTATATAAATTGATAGATGGGTCATAACACAATAAACGTTCGCGTCCAGGAACTCCGCATGCGCTTGTAAGACCACATAATGTTCTATTATTTGCAATTGTTGGCGGACATATTAATGAAAATTGATTATTTGTATCGGTTATATATTTATCGGAATTACCAATTTTCCGCATCAATTCACCACGCGATGCCTTTGCAAATTTTTGATTTTTGGTTAGACCTCCTACGTTTTTATTGTATTTCAGGATTTCAACCTTGCGCCGCATATCATATATTTCATCCACCTGTGACGGTGTTAATTTTAGACCAGTGGAACTGTCTGTAAAATCAGATGAACGGCATTCTGGTTTAAACCGTGTCCAAAACTGTCGATTATATGGATTACTATAAAAGAGGTTGGTATTACAGTTAATGACAGCGGGCGTAATTTCAAATACATTTACGTTGAAAGTAGCAACCTTTTGATTGAAGTTTGTAGTACTGAGTTGCGTGACTGTTACGATTGAAGTACCTGAACCATAGATAAATGCGTTATATACAGTATTTCTACCGGTTCCAGATACTCGTATTTTTAATATATTTTCATTCGACGAACTAAAAGTAAATGAAAAACTTGCATCAGTATCTGTGTTCGTTGATACTGGAGGGACCAATATAAACGCACCTTCGGATGTCATTTTATTTAAGTCAGGTAATCGATATACCGTAGCTGGATCATTCGTATTTTTTTCAGGTATTTGATTTGCAAACTCAGGCGTTGATTTATTAATAATGAGATTTATGGTAATTGTATTCGGGCTTTCTCCTATGAGTTGAGAAGACCTCTGATACATAGGCGTCTCTTCTTGAAGAAATTTGATAGAAATTCCATTTGAGAGTGATGTGGTATTCCTTTTGAATAAAATCCGATTACCAACTATTTCTATAAAATCATTTTTTTTAGTAAATGTTCTTGGAAGCTCAAGACTTAAATAATATACTATATCACTGTTATCAAATTCACCAGTATATATATTTCTACGCGTAGTTCGTGCAAATTGAGAGAAACTTAAATCGATGTACCCATCTACCCATTCACGTACAATATTTCCACTTGTATCAGGTATTGAATTTGATTTAGTGTGACCAATACCAGTAAATGGAAAATTAAGGCTAATATCTGTACTTGTTTTCAAAATTGTAAGTGGAACTATAATCTTTTTTTCGGAAAACGGTATTTCTACACTACCTGGTGTTGTTGCAGCTTGTTTGATTTCCATTCGAAACATCATGGAGTTTCGACCGTATGTAAAACTTCCAGATGTATCATATATACCGTTAATCAACAACATGTTACGATAAGCAAGTCGAATAATACTCGGGTCACCGGTTCGTTTGTATAAACCGGTACTTATATTTGTATTTGCAGGGTCGTCTGTTTGTTGCGGAATAACATAATAGTCTTTTTCTAACCGTACAACAGAAATAGCATAATTATTTGAAGGGAATGAAAAAGTGATTGGAGTAGAAGGGTAGTTATTATTCGATGTTATATTGACAAGTGGAATAACACCTATAAGAGTTTTGCGTTGATTTAAAATAACCGATGACACATCGGTGTCACGATAACCCACTGTTGGGTCTGTGCTTGGAATAGTGAATGTTCCAGGTAATAGTGTAAATGTAGTCGCATATGTTAAAGAATAAATGTTATACGAACCCCCACCTTCTTCAAAATAAACGTCTCCGGGGTTATCTACATTATCAGGTCGGTCTTGTTTTAACGGTGGCGCCCATATAGGTTGAGGTGGAACGCCAGGCATTATATTTTTTTACACCAGTATTGCTGATATGTGAGTGTAAAAAAATATTACCGCATGTACCAATTATTTGATAAGTAAGTTCCAACATTCTTTGTTGATGATGCCTCGCCATTAGCAGTTACCATCTTCATTTTCGGACCTTCATCAATAATGCTCTTGATTTTATTCGAACCAATTGCGTAATTAAAATATTGTATAGTAGAAATATAACCACTAAACCGTTCACTAGCCTTATCTTCGCCGATATTTACCTTTCCATAATTTTGTAATGGAATACCTGCTGTTTTACGGCGCTGTGCAAGACGTCCGTTAATGTATAAATCGATAACGTTATTTGTGACACGAATTACTGCATTCACCCAATTTTTAATGGGAATATCCGTGGCAATAAGCCTCTCATGCAAATTACGTCGTTTATCTGCTGAATTATCACTTTTTCCAGTAACGTCAACAAGCGCAAGTAATGAAACATTTACTCCTTTGTCTGTACGGTCTGGATTTGTTTCGCTAACTACATCTGTAAACCGGATATACATACCTGGTGCATTATTGGGATAATATAAACCATCATCACCCTTTGTTCCTTCTCCGCCTTTGCTAAAGATTCTTGAATACCTATCTTTTTTCAGAGGAACTTGATTAATATAAAACCACACAGACCATGTGTATTCTAAACCACCATCTTCGTTCATAGACCGCGATATAAAAACAGAATCCGGTTTTGATGGGTCTTGAGATATATTCATTGCCATATCTTCTGTATTCGCAGTTCCATCCAATACATAAGGAGACATCGAGGGAAGCATCAAATAAGACAGTGCTACAATAGAAAGTTTAACTGTAACGGAAAACACTATGAATACCATTAAAATAAATGCAAATTTGGCGACCAGGCTATTTGACTCCATGAACTCTTTTACACCAAAACCACTACCAGAGTTAGAAGATGAAATACCTGCATCAGTCGGTTTTGAAAAACTAGACGTTATTCCTTTTAAAAACCCATTATCATTCCCACTATCACTCATATTTTGTTATTATTATTGGTTACTAATATAATCGAATAAAAAAACAATACATTCATTTTACCTTTGAAAGTATTGTTTGAAATAATCGAAGCAATTCATACAATCATGCATGTTTTAAGCATAATTATGTGCTGACACTTGCCTGTTCCTGGTTATCCACGATGAAACTCAATTTCACCTTGTATTTGTTGAGAAGGTCACTCCAAGGGCTTCCGCCAAATCCTTGCGAGTAAATATCCCATGCTTCTTGTGGTGCGATTGGCGCAGCCTTAAGCTTAACATTGGTTATAAATCCAATGTCATCCTTCGGATTACTATCTCCTAAAACAATACTTTTAGTTTCTTGAATACGAGAACCTAAATTGACAACACATGATTTCACTAATTTACCATCAACATAAACATCCATGGCAGAGCCGTTGAAGCTAATAATCATATTAACCCATTTCTGTAAAGGAAATTCTGTGATTTCGCATAAGTTGTCGCACGTACTAACAATACCGGCTCTTGGACAAATCTGTATTGTGTTTGTGTTATCTTTGAATAATACACGTAATATGGCAGTAGAGTAATTTTCAGAACCGGTTACGTCTGAATAAAATGTGACTACATTTGCACCGCCGACCCACTTCTTTATGTAAAACCAAATCGAAATTGCACTGTTGGCCTTAAAACTACTTGGTAAATTTGAACTTTGTAACGTAGTTTTGTTTGTCCATTTTTGCATGGTTCCTAAAGTGGTGTAAGTTGTAGTTAATGCTTTGAAAATAACATACAACAGTAAAAGAATTACAATTACTGCTAGAACTAATTTTGAATTCATATTCGTATAATTATTATATATATAATAATACGATAAATTCGTTTGATGGTTCTGTTATTTCATTATGTCAGGTATTCGTAATAACAATGCAGTATTACTTGGAATATATTTCGGTTGTCCCAACTTTATTAACTTCATCTTCGATAGTGCTCATTCCAATCATTGGTGGATTTTGGGATTTTAACATAGTATATGTCCATCGCATTTGTTCTTTTGTCAAAGGAACCTTATGAAACGCGAAATTACATATTGAACCATTTAATCCTTTATTATCGGTTGTATCTCCAATTGTAATTGGTTTCATGACAATATCGGGCATGATAAAATCACTTTGATATACGAGCTTGGTATTTAAAAATAAATCCATTGTTTTACCATTGTAATTTACGACGAAATAATTCCATTTTTGGAGAGGTACTGAAACGTCGAGTTCATTATCATTATCGAACAGTACTCTAATCTGTTCTTGTTTATCTTTTGTTTTACCGGAAACAATAGTATTGTAATTGTTCTTGGAATTGTAAATTAATTGGGAAGTTGGGTATGGATTGCCTGACATATCTAATGTTCTGCAAAATAATTTCAATTCGCTTGTAGATTTATTATAGGTTAAGCTTGGAACATCACCAAAATTAAATATTTCTAAATCTTTATTCACTGAAGTAGCACTGTTATTCAGGAAAAACCAACCAGAGATAGAGTAGTTATAGCGTTTCTTTTCTTCGACCGGACAATTTGCAGCTTTATCTTCTGGCGTACGGTCAATACCTGTATTATGATAAATAAAAATTTGAGGGCTTTGTGTATTCAAGTTTGTATCGTATTTTTGTTTTAATGAAACAGGTGCTGCCACGATTTGCGATGCCGATGCACCGATGTAGTTCAAGAGATAAGGACCGCCATACAAAATCGCAATAAGAAGCAATTCGATTGCGATAATAATCCATATTGGGCGTGTTGTATCACCAACTACGCTTTGCGACGATTGAAGAAAGTCAAGAAACAAACAAGGAATATAAATGATGCATAACCATAACATTTTAAGCAGTTTCAACCCGATGATTGATTTTGTGAGATGAAATATAAACATGGCGAGTATCAATACAACCATCACCCCATGCTGTTTATAATATGCAAGCGCACATAAAACAATAAAGAAAATTGTATTAATGATGAAACGGATATTTGTGAAGATATCACTAATCGATGAACGATTTTCAGCAGCACCATCCGTTGTGGTTTTACGGTTTAATGTATCGATAAATTCTAGACCATAATGAAAGAATAATATGGCCATACCTAGAACAGTCATTCCAGTAATTGACATTCGATTTTTATCATCTTTCTCTCGGTCATAAATCCAAACGATTATCATTAATATTACGTATACGATATGTGTCGCGCCAAATGCAAGTTGGCGGAGCGGGTTCGTTGCATCTTCTGTTTTGAAGTCATCAAATAGATAATTTTCTGGCGTCTTCGTATTGGCTTTCGTAAATTTATCTCGAAGATAAGCCACAATACCAGCAATACCGACAATTGCTATAATTACATATATTGTATGTGCAGTTGGCGAATTCATCTGTGTGACAAATCCTCCTGATGCAGTATTATCCGTTTCAGCGCCTTTATTTACAAAATCGGCATCAATCTTATAAACATAATAAACAACCGCGAGAATAAGTATAACAAAAGAAATAATGAGTAATATTACTTTAATCAATTGTCCAACTGCACTAACCTTGGTCTCATTTATTTCGATAGGGTTAATGTTATTTTGAACTACGGGAGCAGTAGGGAGTGATGATACGTCAGATGGTTTTAGATTATCATCACCGATTGGAAACATACGAAGGTCGGTAGTTTGTGAATCCCATTCCCAGAATTTTAATGTATTCAAGGCTTTATCACGCTTATCAATAAAGTCAGGTATTCCTGTAAAAGATGCCAAACTATAAATACCGGTTCTGAATAACACCGCAAAAAGTAAAGGAACCAAATAGATTGTTGTTAAAAATTGTCGTAATAATCTCTTAAATAAGTTTTCGTTTTCAAAATTAGCATCTACACCGTTATTATATAGATAAAAAAACGTTGGCATACTGCAAATAGCAAGAATAACTACAAATGCAATCGCCCAACCCCAATTATCAGGAACAATCGGCAATGAAGTGTCATTCTTTCTTGTTTCATTCAAATATTTCCACCACCATGATAGACCAATTGAAAATACGCCAACAAACCCAATAATAGCTAATATGACATTTAATGGACTCGTGTCGCTAATCTTTGTAAACTGCCATACCTGAACTGACTCTGCAAATTTAAGAATAGAATCAAGACCTCCGGCATTTAATTCTTTCACTATCGGAAGCAGTAAAATAGCGCATAATATAAGACCGACAATAAGTACAATAAAAAATGTATCGATGAGTTCTTTCACACGAGGAAACATATCTCCTGAAAATGTTTCGGCAATCCAGTCACTCGTTTTGTACGATGTTGTCACATTTGTGAAAAGAACAGATATCCACATGACGACCATAATAACTGATAAAAATGGAATGAATGAAAACCATTTTGAAAGACGGATAGCAGTGCTATCGACATATTTAATATCAGTTAATACTTTATCCCAATCATTCGATAACATTTTATCATTTTTGATTTTTGATTGGTAATCATTCAGTGGCGGCGCCACCGGCGGAACCTGCGGCGGCGGACACTGTCCATTGAATGTGTATAATAATAAATCATTGAACGATAACTCTGGTATATTTGCACATTCTGCCATTTTCACCCGGACATTATAGCATATTAAAATAAATATGGCAATAAAAACCGAAAGAAATGAAAAGGTTCCTAATATTGCATGTGTAGGTTGTTGAGATTTCTTACTATCTTCGTTTATTCTATCTTGTATTGCCTTATCAATAAGTGTACTACTTGCATTTGGGTCTTTTTTCTTCAATTCCTGTGTTACTTCTTTACGTAACTGTTCATAATAAACACTTTTTGAAAGGTCGCTATCTTGTTTTAAAATATCAGCGGCGTTGGGGGTTTTTAGGTTCTGTTCTGCAAATATACCCCACGATATGAATATCCAAATACATAATAGAAGACATAAACCTATCATCATACCCTTATAAACAGTGTATTGTTTTACTTGTCCAAATAAAATAACTATAAATACAAACGATGCAAGAAGCCATATAATACCATGCACTAAAAACGATTTTTCACCATAATTAGAGATGTTTACGCCATTATCTTTATTAAATCCAGGCCCTTTTTGACTAGCAGAAAGAAATAAAGCACTAGGTGAAAAAACTAAACCAAGTATTATAATAAAATATATAATGAATGATGGGTTCCACATCTCTTTAAATAGACCAGAAACCTTATTCGTGTTTCTCCACAAGAAATACCCAAAAACTATAAAAAATACAATTTGAAAAAATATTCCAATTCCGAGCATCCAATCTGCGCTTGTTTTTGCAATACCTTTTTTGTATTCGTTTGATAGAACTGTGTCGCCGCTCAAGGTATCATTTAAATCCGTTTCAATTTTATTACCTTGAATAACGATAGGAATACCAATTGTAATACAAAGTATAAGAAGAGGAATGAGTTTGCTTGTTGGAAAATCTTTTAATTTATCAATCCCAGTATATTTTAATACTGAAAGAATAATTATAATAAATGAAACCGCCAACATAATTCCACCAACCGTCATTAATCCGACGGACGGATTATAATTAGTCGTTTGTTCTGAAACATGAATACTAGCAAATCCTAGTCCAAGACCAAGTCCGAGAATGATAATAGGCAGTCCAAAACGAATAACTGTATCAAAGTTACTTGAACCAGACAATTTGAATTCGGAATTAGGTGGAGTAGGTAACAATGTTTTCGCCAGTATATTATTTTGTGATGATGCTTCGGTTTTCATAGTTAAAAATGAACTTGGCTGCATATAATGAACATATCCGACATATAAAAATGTAATTATAATTGTAATAAATATTGGCCAATTCCCAATCATTAATTCCCATGATATAAATCCAATCAATAGTATCACGCAAAGTATAATAATCGGAAGGTAATTCGCTATTGTTTTAATATGGAACGTTTCTTCAGTTGCAGATACGGCATTATCAAGTTGCGTGTTCATATCTATAATCGATTATAATGATAACAATACACCCAGTTATAATTATAATATATAATAATGTCGATACAATTACGTGGCTATTACGCCAAATGTGTCCTTATGATTACAAAAATGACATTGCAGTTTTTTTTCCATGACAGTCACGACATAAAGCAACTAAATTACTTACGTGATTAGAACCACCATGTTCTAATGCAATTACATGGTCAACTTCAAACCATGCTGGAAGCTGACGCTGACAATCGCCACATTTCCAACCTTGTTGTGCAGCAACATATTTCTTCTTCGTTTCACTTACACTTCTTTTACTTGTTCCTTTTCCCGAGTTTAGTACTCGTCTCTCAGCGGCAGAACCACCATGAACTAATGATGGCTGTGCAGTTGGCTGTGTCCCGTGTATTATATTACCTCCACCCCTTTGTTGAACTGGTTGTATGCTTTGCTGGTCTCCTGAACTCGCAGTTCTGTTCGTAAAATCGAAAAATGGCGTTATCATATCTGCCGTGCCTTTACTTATTGGCATATACTTAATTATGTCGTTGGCATGATACAATAATTGCCTAGAGTTTTCCGGATTACGGCGCAAAAACATAAATAGAGATAACCCAATGAAACCAAATGTCAACATTTTAATCCACTTTTGATTACTTTGAAACATCTTTATAAATTGGCCATCATAATACGTATTTGCAATAAGGAATGCAGTAATGATAAATACTATATATTCGGTTTTTACCATTACGTATTATTTTCGTTAGCGTATGAGGTTATATATAGGAGCGAATAAATCGGCGGATAATTTATTTTGAAATAGTATCACCGATTATGATAATAATACGCTGCGTATCCTAGCCCGGCTATTACGAGTATATATACCAATTTCTCTCGATACTTCAATTCCTCGAGAATTTGGACAGATTTTGGTCGATAATGTAAATAGTATTTTTCTAGCGCATCATGTAATGAGATTTCATCTTTCATTAGAAGCACATTGTACCTATTATGAATGAAATGAACCCAGCGAATAAATGAGTCGCGACTATCTAAATAAGGTGTAATTGGATATTTATGCAGCATTCTATCAAACTCCGATGACATTTCTGGGTCCGGAATGAACATCGAAAAATTTTGGATAAAATCGTAGTATTTTTTTCGAATAACATCGTTTACATGGTCTGGGTAATTCACAGCGACTGTCATCAAAAAGAACCAATAGTGTGGTCCCCATACTTTCGCGTCAAGCTTCATAGAATTCGCTTATAATGAAATGACATAAAAACAATAATAGAAATACGATAAGCGAATTTATAATGGAAGAGGAGGCTGGGGCTGAAATATTAACCAATAGTCGAGTAGAACGAGATGAAATATTAGTAAAAATAAACAACCCTAAATCTGCTTTATCTTATCTTGAAATAAGCCAATTACGTTGTCCTAATAAACAATTGAATTCTGGAGGGTCTACCATCGGTAGTTATAGGGGTAAAAATGCAACGAACATCAGTGGAACTCTTATAGGGGGGGTAACTACTAACGGCCTGGTTGATTCAAACAAATATTTCTGTAATAATTGCAACCGTACTAATCATGTATATAATAATTGTCGTGCACCGATTACGAGTATTGGTATAATTGCTTTTCGGTGTGGTGAGACAGGACCTGAATTTCTTATGATACGTCGCCGTGATTCTTTCGGTTTTGTTGATTTTGTTCGTGGGAAATATTCACTCAACGATGAAGCTTATATTCAACGTATTATAGACGAAATGACGATGACTGAAAAGGCAAACTTACTACGTCTGACTTTTGAACAATTATGGAGATTGTTATGGGGGGAATATACTCGTGGTAGTCAGTATAAAAATGAAGAACATATTTCATATGAAAAATATAGGCAGGTAATTGGTGGAATACGTACAAAAGATGGACGCATAAAAACGCTTCATCAATTTGTAGATGAGTCGACAACCCAATGGACAGAAACAGAATGGGGGTTTCCGAAAGGACGACGTAATTATAATGAAAAGGACCTTCCGTGTGCATTGAGAGAATGCCTTGAAGAAACTGGATATGATATCGGGATTGATAATGTAATTCAGAATATTGCACCATTCGAAGAAATATTCATGGGGTCCGACATGAAATGTTATAAGCAAAAGTATTTTCTTGCAATGGTGGATTTAGATAAGAAACCAAAAAAAGCACACGACATCATGGAAGTTGGTCTCATGAAATGGATGACATTTGACGAGTGCATCAATACAATAAGGCCTTATAATTTAGAAAAGATTAGTATTGTTCGTAAAATCAATAACATATTATCCCGCTATCGTATATTTTAAACGATTTCAAGTTCTTTTTATTTCGCGTAGATATATAAAGAACTGTTTCATATTATAATAGATAACGAAATGGCAGAAGATGCAAATAAAGATAAAGTTGCGCCTCAGTCGTCGGCGGCTGCCAGACCATCTGTTGCATCAATTGCAGCAGCGGCTCTTGCAGTTCTACCAGAGAAAGAACATGAAGTAGATTTGATATCATCCGGTAAGAAGAAACGTGTATTGAAACCAAAAAAAAGCACTATAGAAGCTGTATCTACATCGACACCAGCAGCAGCAGCAGGAGGTGGTGATTCAGGAGGCGGTGTAGCTATACAAA